TCCCGAGGTCTTCTTTCACCACCAAACGACTCGAAAAGCCATGACTAGGACTCAAGGAGACTCAAAAGGTACGCCGCTGGTTCTAGTAGGCTCAGATCGGCCGCAGTCGCCTACCGAGAGACTTACAGAGACGCTGTACGGCATTCCAACGCCAAGAATTCACTCAAAGCTTCTGGATTTACCAACTCGCGGCCAAGAAGTCATCGATTTCGCTGATTCCATCGGGATTAAGATGCTCGACTGGCAGAAATGGATTACGATCGAAGCTGGAAAGTACAAGCCCGATGGTCGTCCGGCTCATCCGCTTGTGTGCATCGTGGTCGCCAGACAAAATGGCAAGACGACGCTGATGAAGACTCAAATCTTGGCTGGTCTCTTCATGTATAAAAAGAAGCTACAAATCGGCACGGCTCACCGGCTCACAACTTCTCTGGAGACATTCCGCGATCTTGTAAATATCATCGAGGAGAATGATTCGCTGGCAAAGCAGGTCAAGCGGATTAGATGGGCGCACGGATCAGAAGAAATCGAGACGCTCGACGGCTGCCGCTACATGGTCAAAGCCGGAGCATCGGCTGCGCGTGGTATTTCAAAGCCGGAACTTGTCCACATCGACGAGACTCGCGAGCTGAAGGATGAATCTACTTGGGCTTCGCTTCGGTACACGATGATGGCAGCCGAAGCTCCACAGCTCTGGACTTATTCCAACGCCGGAGACCAGCACAGCGTAATCTTGAATCAGCTACGCGAGCGCGGCATGGTCGCAGCCGCTGGCGGAGCAGATGACATCCTTTATGCCGAATGGTCATCGCACACAGACGACATCGGCAATATGGAAGGCTGGCGTCAAAGCAATCCGTCGCTTGGCCACACAATCCACATCGACAATCTGAAAGCTGTGATGAATGATCCGCCGGACGTGGTACGCACTGAAGTGCTTTGCAGATGGGTCGCCACAATCTCCAGCGCAATCCCATCGCAAGAATGGAATGACTGCGCCGATGAGACAATCGATCTCGATCCGGAGAAGCAAACATGGATGGCCATCGATTGTGCACCGGACAGACGCGCAGCTGCACTTGTGGCCGCTCAGAAAATCGGTGAGGACAAATTTTTCGTCAAGCTTCTGCACACTTGGCAGAATCCAATCAATCTTGACGATCTAGCTGTGGCAAATGACATCGCGCCATATACGCGGATGTATCCGACGGAGTGCGTGGCCTATTCAAAGAGAACATCGTCAGCCGTGGCCGCCAGACTCCAGCCAGCCGGAATCCGAATCGTGGCCATCGATGGAAGTGAGTATTCACAGAGCTGCGATGAGCTTCTCGGCAGTGTTACGTCAAAAAGATTCGTTCACAAAAATCAGGCAGAATTATCCAAGCAGATTCTATCAGCTACGCGATTAAATTATGGAGACGGCGGATGGGTCATCGGTCGTCGAGCTTCGCAAGCTACAGTCTGCGCAGCTGTAGGAGCTGCACTGGTCACGCACTTCGCGACACGACCGGAGACAGATCTTGACATCATGGTGGGATAGGTGTACGCGCTGATCTAGAATTCACGCATGGGATTATTCGACAGATTTGCACCGGTAAGAACTAACGCGCCAGAAAACATGAGCGACGTCGAAGCCGCAAGCGTCGCTCCGTATTATCAGGAAACATCTTCAATCTTCTTCTCTGGAATTGCGCAAGCTACTCGCGCCGAAGCTATGAGCGTGCCAACAGTTGCGCGCGCTCTTTCGGTAATGCAGACAATCGCATCACTTCCAATGCAAACTCGTAACGTCGCAACCGGCGAAAAAGTTGCACAACCACGCGTCATCAATCAGCCAGATCCACGCATCGCCGGATCAGTATTTTGGAGCTGGATGATTTCAGATCTCTTCTTTCATCCTTATGCATTTGCTCGCGTCATGGAAAGATATGCAGACACCGGAAAAATTCGCGCGATGGAAAGAATTGCACCGGAGCGAGTAACGATTACAACTAACGGCATGGGATACGAAGTGAACTTCTATTCTATTGACGGAATGTACGTAGATCCGAACGATCTTGTCGTCTTCGCCGGAAATGATGAAGGGCTACTTTCAAGAGCCGGCCGTACTATCCGCGCAGCGGCGGCGCTCGAAAAAGCGGCGATGGATTTCGCCGTCGATCCAATTCCACAAATGATTCTCAAATCAAATGGCACATCTTTGCCAGCTGATCGCGTTGCAAAATTACTTTCAGCATTCGGAGCACGTCGCAAGAAGTCCGTCGTGTATTTGAATGCAGATGTATCAATGGAAACAATGGGCTTCGATCCTAAATCCATCCAACTCAATGAAGGGCGCAACTACGTTAGCTTGGAGCTCTCACGTGCTTGCGGCATTCCGGCCTATTTCACAGATTCACAGCAATCGAGCTTCACCTACTCCAACGCTCTTGACAAAAGGCGCGATCTCGTCGATTTCGCTTTCAGAAATTACATGAGCATAATCGAACAGCGTCTTTCATTCCAAGATTTCACATCACTCGGCAACGAAGTGAAATTCGATCTCGATGACTTCTTGCGTGGCAATCCGCACGAGCGCGCGCAAGTGTACGAAATACTCAACAGAATCGGCGCGATGAGCGTTGAAGAAATAAGAGAAGAAGAGGATATGCTGCTATGAAGCTAACTACACCAATGACAATCACGGCGGCAGATTCGGACACTCGAATCATTAGCGGTCGCATCGTTGCATTCGAAGAGCCAGCCAACGCATCGACTGGCAAAGTCGTATTCGCAAAAGGATCAATCAAGCCAGCTCCAGTCAAACTCAATCTCGAACACGATCGCACTCGTCCAATCGGTAAAACTCTGGACATGACTCTCAATGACAATTCAATCGATGCAAGCTTCAAGATTTCAAATACCACAGCCGGATCTGACGCTATCGCTGAAGCGATGGACGGATTGCGCGATGGATTTTCCATCGAATTGGCTGTGGATGATTACGTCATGGAAAAGGACGGCACAATGCGCGTTTTAGCTGGAGAGCTCACCGGCGTCGCACTCGTTACAGAGCCAGCCGTCCGATCAGCTCGCGTCTCTGACGTTGCAGCTACAGAAGGCGAAGAAGAAGCCACAGAAGATTCTGACTCCACCGTGGAGACAGATGCAACACCAACAGAAGGAGAAGACGAAGTGGAAAACACCGTCACAGACGCTTCAGCCGTGGAGACGGTCGAAGCCGCTCAGTCAGTAACAGCAAACTCAAAGCCAGTCGGCGGCTTTACATCAAAGCCACGCATCGAACTAACAGCTGCGAAGTATCTTGAAAACAAAGTGCAAGCTGCACTCGGATCAGAAGATGCTCGTCAGTACGTTCTCGCAGCTGACAACACCACTGACAATGCTGGTCTCGTACCAACACGTCAGCTTTCAGAAGTCATCAACGGACTTTCAACATCAATCCGTCCAAGCATCGAAGCGATTTCACGCGGCGCACTTCCAGACGCCGGCATGACTTTCGAAATTCCGAAAATCACCGTAGCTCCGGCCGTGGGAGTTGTCGCTGAAGACGCACAATTCACAGACACAGATCAGAACTCAGCATTCTTGTCAGTGGACGTCAAGAAATTTGCTGGGCAACAAAAATTCTCAGTCGAGCTTCTGACCAGAACTTCGCCGTTATTTTATGATGAGCTTCTCAGAAATATGATGGCTGCTATGGCTAAGGCGCAAGACACTTATGTGAACGGCATTCTTGTCGCTAACGCAACAGCTGACGCAACAACCATCACAACATATCCAACGGCTGCAGAGCTTCTCGGATTTATTGGCCGCGGTGCTGCAAGTGTTTATGCTGCAACAGCTGGTCTCGCAAATCCATTCGCTCGCAATATCTTAATGAATACTTCACAATGGTCGAACACGATGTCACTAAACGACTCCGGACGTCCGATCTATAACGAAGTAACAAATCCAATGAATCAGCCTGGTCTCGCGACTCCAACATCGCTTCGCGGTCGTGTGGCCGGTCTCGATCTATACGTGACAGCCAATACAGCTGCTACAACAGACATCGATGACTCAATCATGATCATCAATCCAGATGCTTACACATGGTACGAGGGAACTAACTACCAGCTACGCGCTGAATCAACAGCTGACGGATCAATCACCGTCGGCGTGTATTCATTCGGAGCTTGCGCCAACAAGATCAACGCTGGCGCGTTCGGTATCAATAAGGGCTAATCGCCACAATCAATCATCGACCGTCGTCGCTCCCGAAGGCGGTCGAGCAGTAGAAAGGGAAGAGCTCATGCCAACAATTATCACAGCCGCACAGCTGCGATCCGTCCTTGGCGTGAGCTCTTCTCTCTACTCTGATGCTTATCTGGAGCAGATTATCGATTCAGCGGAGAATGTAATTCTGCCGCTATTGACTCAAAATCAAGTCGCAGTCGATGAATATAAACTCGACGCAAATGTCGCTTACTTCTACACATCACGTCCACACAATTTCGTCGCTGGTCAATCGGTCGTCGTGGCCGGACTTCCAGCACCATTCGCAGCGACTCACACAGTCGTCGCGGTGTCCGATTACTATTTCACGGCAGCCGTGACAAATGCAGATGTCACACGTCGTCCAATCATTCCAAGCGGCACAGCTACTCTTTCAGGATATTCCGCGGCTCAACTTTATGCCGCGACTCCAGCAATCGAGAGTGCGATGTACGCGGTATCTATTGAAATTTTCCAGAGCCGCACAGCTGCCGGCGGTCAGATTGAAGGCGTGGACTTTGCCGGTACTCCGTATCGCATGGGTCGCAGCTTGCTCAATCGTGTCTCAGCTTTGCTCCAGCCATATCTCGACGTCGAGACTATGGTGCAATAGTGCCAGCGTCATCAATCGCAGTCGATGTCCGTGGCGCACTGAAGACTCAGCTCGCATCGATCACAGCCAACGTCTATGACGTGATTCCAGAGAGTCCGATTGTGCCATTCGCGGCAGTTTTGCCAATGAATCCATATCTGGAAATCGAAGTCTTTACGAAAAACACCGTCCGCACGAAAGTCAATCTTATGATTGTCGTGGGAGTCGCTTCGTACTCAAATGCAGCTTCACTCGACAACATCGAGCAGCTCATCATCAGCATTCTGGCCGCTTTGCCGGCTGGATACGAAATCGGCAACATCTCGAATCCGACTCCGCAGCTTCTCGCTTCGGGATCTGAAGTCTTGGCAGCCGAAATCGAAGTCACTACTCGCTATCAACAGACCAACTAAAGGAGCACCATAATGCCAACGACCGTCATAACCGGACGCGATCTAGTATTGACGATCGCCACGGTAAATTACGATGCACAAGCTACATCAGCCGTTCTCAGCAATTCACCAACCATCGACGCATATCAGACACTCGACGGAAAAGTATTCCGTCACATCGATGACACATGGACATTCGATGTCGAAATGCTTGCAGACTGGGGCGCAGCAGGATCACTCTGCGAAGCTCTCTGGACAGCTACAGAAACAGCACCGAACACAACACTTGCGGCTTCTCTTACAGCTGCGACCGGTGCGGTCTTTGCGTTCAACGTTCTTCCGGTATATCCATCCGCCGGCGGTGCAGCACCAAGCGCACAGACAGTCTCGCTATCATTCACAGTAGTGGGAACACCTACAGAAACATTCTCATAAAAAGGAGTCGGGAGCATGAAACTACCAATCACAATTCAATATCAGAACGGCGAAGAAGCTACATTCACAGCCGCTCCACCGGAGTGGATGAAATGGGAGCAAAAGACTGGCAATACCATCAGCCACGCGCAAGACAAGATCGGAGTCTCTGATCTTCTCTTCTTGGCGTATCACGCGATGAAGCGTGAGGCCGCTGGCAAGCCAGTCAAGCCGTTCGAAGCATGGGCAGAGGGAGTCTCAGACATTCAAGTCGGTGACTCCAGCCCAAAAGCTACGACGTCGGAAGTGTGAATCGATTGCTCTGGGAACTGGCCATCGCAACAGGCCAGTCTCGGAGCGAATTCGAAACAGCTGAAGACGTATATACAGCAATCGAGATTCTGGAGAAAAGAAATGGCAACAGCTAGCGGTCAGGGTCGTGTCTCGATCCAAGTCGAGCCGCTACAGCTCAAACAGCTCTTCTCGCTTCTGTCAGCTTTGCCCAAAGATTCGCAGAATGAAATCCGCGACAAGGCTCAAATGATGTCCAAGCGTCTAGCTGGTCAGCTCTTCATGTATTCGCAGAGTGCTCCAGCTCCACAGACAAAGCTCGTCGCTCAATCAATTTCGACTCCACGCGATCGTCTCATCCGCGTCGATATTGGTGGATCAAAGAAGGTCGGCCGCAAATACGGCGGCGAGACTTCTAAGAATGGCAAGACGAGAGTCCGTCAGCAGCAAGCTCCAGCCGGAGCTCTTCTATGGGGCACAGAATTCGGCGGCCATGCTGGAGTCGATGAAATAAATCGCAAATACACAAATCGATTCAAAGCTGCTCCGAAGAAGAGCGGATATTGGATCAATCCAGCTGTGGACTACTACACGCCAATAGTGGCCAAGGAATACATCCAGCTGATCCAAGACGTCGTCAAGAAGGTGGGGCTCGCGTAATGGCCGGAATTCCAAAAGTAAAGGTCACGTTCGACGCCGATCTTGACGAACTCAAAAAGGGAGTCAAAAGCGCAACCGGTGAAGTCCAGAGCTTTGGCGATCGTGTCACAGATTTCGGCAAGAAGGCCGCGCTCGCATTCGCAGCCGCCGGAGCAGCCGCCGGAGCTTATGCAGCCAAGGCCATCAAGAATGCGCTCGATGATGAAGCCGCACAGCGCAAGCTCACCGAAACTCTCAAAGCTTCTACATCCGCCACAGACGCGCAGATTGCGTCAGTCGGTGCGTGGATTGACAAGACATCGCTCGCAATCGGTGTCACAGATGATCAGCTGCGTCCAGCATTCTCCAGACTAGCTCGATCAACAAATGACGTCGAAGAAGCTCAAAAGCTTCTCAATCTTTCGCTCGATATTTCAGCCGCAACCGGCAAGCCGCTCGAAGCCGTCTCCAATGCGCTGGGCAAAGCCTACGACGGCAACGCAGCTTCACTCGGTCGTCTTGGTCTTGGTCTCGATGCCAATCTGCTCAAATCAAAAGACACAAATGCAATCATGGAGCAGCTCACTCAGACATTCGGCAACTTTGCGGAGAATGAAGCTGAGACAACTGCCAAGAAATTTGAACGCGTCAAAATAGCAATCGACGAAGCGCAAGAATCTATCGGCGCGGCTCTTCTGCCAGTGGTCGAAAAACTTGCCACATATTTGCTCAACGTCATGATCCCGAATATCAATCTCTTCGTCGCTGGACTTACTGGCCAAAATGGATTCGTCGATGGGATTGACCAGTCAGCCAAGGCCGCATTCGAATGGGGCGAGCGCGTCCGAGGTCTGATTAAGACGATTGTCGCGTTCAAAGATGAGCTCATCATTCTCGGCGGAGTAATAGCTGGAGTCTTCGTCGTCTCAAAGATTGCAGCTGGCGTCACTGCAACAATCGCAGCGGTCAAAAGTCTCATCGCCGTGTATAACGCTCTCAAAGCTTCTGCAATCGTCGCCGGTGTCGCTTCAGCATTTGCACTCAATCCGCTTCTCGGCGTTGCAGCTGTGGCGATTGGTGCGGCCGTATTAGCTGGCGCAAATGCTCTGGCCAACAATAATGACGGCGGTGGTGGAGCTGGCGGCTCAAATCCAATTCAGTCCGGCACATATTTGAACGGATCATCGAGCAGCGGAATCTCTGGCGGCGGTGGTGGTGGATTCGGTGGTGGTGGCATATCCGGTGGAGCTGGCGGCGGTGGTGGTGGTGGATCAATCATGTCGCCAACCGGTGCAACTAGCGCAAAGAATCTCGTCGATCGTCTGACTGACATCAGCGGCAAATTCTCGGATCTTCAATTCTTGGTCGATACCGGTGGCATAAGTAAGAGCGCAGGGCTTAAACAGCTTGACGCACTTACAAAGGAATTCAAAGTCTTGGAGAAGCAAGCGAACACTCTTACAGCTCCATCAAGCTCATTCGATGTCGGATCATTTCGCCGTGGAGAAGCTCAATCTATGGTCACGATTAACATGGGCATCGTGGGAGATCCAGAAGGCGCAGCACGAGCCGTCGAGCAGGTATTTCAAGACTCTTCGGCGCGCGGCGGCATAGTTTCAACCGTCGGAGCGTTCAGCCGCTTATGAGCAATTGGTCTCCGGTCTGGTCGGTCACAATCGGCGGCATCGATTACACAGACATAACTCTCTCAAATCTTTCAATCACGTCCGGTCGTACTGACTTCTACGTCCAGCCAGCTGCCGGATACTGCTCGGTCGAAATTATCAATTTAGACGAAGAGCAGACAATCGCAGCCGATCTCAATGATCAAATCGCTATTCAAGTGCAAGATTCGACCGGCACATTCGTGCCAATCTTCGGCGGATATGTCACAGACATTTCACAGACAATTCGGAGCGCAGGATCAGTCATGGTCACTCAATCCATCAAAATCATCGCCATGGGAGCACTGGCCAAGCTTGCCAAGATTCTCGTCGATGGAGTCTTACCAAAAGAAAATGACGGCGATCAGATTTATGACATTTTAGAGCCGCTGCTCTTTGCTTCATGGGATGCAGTACCAGCCGCTCTGACATGGGCGACTTATGATCCGACTACGATGTGGGCGAATGCTGCCAATACTGGACTCGGTGAGATAGATCGACCAGGAGACTATGAGCTTGCAGCTCGATCATCTTCACGCGCCACAGCACTCAGCATCGTCACTGGATTGGCTATCTCTGGCCTTGGATATTTATATGAAGATGGCCAAGGTCGAATCTGTTACGCGGACAGCACACATCGCAGCCAATATCTTGCAGTTAATGGATACAGCGATCTCTCAGCCAATCACGCGCTCGCCAATGGAATTTCAGTGGCACGTCGTACCGGCGATCTTCGCAACTCAGTCACGGTCAAATATGGCGCAACATCTTCGGCTGAACATTCAGCCAGTGATGCGACATCAATTGCCAACTATGGGCAACAGGGCTACATCGTGACGACGACTTTGCACAATGGAGCAGACGCCACATCGCAAGCAAATTTCTATCTTACGCTCAGAGCCAATCCGTCCGACATTTTCAAGACTCTCAGTTTCGAGCTGACAAATTCCGAAATCGATGACACAGATCGCGATGACTTGCTTGGCATATTTATGGGCTTGCCAGTCAATATCACTGACCTACCGGTGAACATGATTGGCGGCACATTCCAAGGATTTGTCGAGGGCTGGACATTCTCGTCTTCATATAATCGACTCAGCTTGACGATCAATTTGTCTCCGGTGGCTTACAGCTTGCAAGCTATGAAGTGGAGCGACGTACCAACTCCAGAGACATGGAACACAATATCCGCGACTTTAGACTGGGAAAATGCGACAATAGTCGCCTAAACATAAGGAGAAAAAATGGCAACGACGACGAATTATGGCTGGACAACTCCAGACAATACGGCTCTGGTCAAAGATGGCGCGTCTGCGATTCGCACGCTGGGATCGTCCATCGATACAACGCTCAAAGCTCAAATCGATGCACAGATTCCAGATGCATTACTTACAACAAAAGGTGATTTAATTGCCGCAACTGGAGCATCTACACCTGCGCGCTTAGCAGTTGGAACAAATGGTCAAGCCTTAATTGCAGACTCAACTGCCGCAACAGGCATGAAATGGGATACACCTGCTGCTGGTGGTATGACTTTACTAAGCACAACAACACTTTCTGGAACTAGCACGACAATTTCTAGCATTAACCAGACTTATACAGATTTACAAATTTTTATTGAAAGCCTATCTGGTAGTGGTGGCTATACTGGCGTTATTCGATTAAACGGTGATTCAACTACTAGATACAGAAACAATTACAATGCCAGCGCAAACGAAACTTGGAGTTATGGTTTACAGGGCTATTCCAGAATTCCTTGCACAACAACCACAGGACAAACTGTTTTTGCTTCGATTAACATTCCAAACTATAAAAGCAGCACAACTGGCAAGCATTTGCAAGTATATGCAGCAGGAACAAATGTAGATACAGCAGGAGTCTGTTTTACATCAACTACATTTGGGGCAATAACTTCAATTACAATTACAAGCGCAGCAGCAACAGAAACAATGACTGGTACAGTTCTAATTTACGGAGTTAAATAATGCCAACAACATCACGTCCAATGGTCAGAATTCACGACATGGAAACAGGCGAAGTCATCGATCGCGAAATGAACGATGAAGAATTTGCTCAATATGAAGCCCATCAAGCAGCGCAAGCCGCCGCAGATGCAGCTTCAGCTCAAAAGGCCGCCGACCGTGCGGCACTTCTCGCACAGTTAGGCATTACCGAAGAACAAGCGAAGCTTCTACTCGGATGACCTATCCAATTGGCACAGCTGCGCGACTTGTCGAAGTGGCGCTCGCAGAAGTCGGCACGATTGAAGAAGGCGACAATCTGACCAAGTACGGCAAATTCATGAAAGCCGATGGCTTGCCATGGTGCGGATCATTCGTGAACTGGTGCGCTGATCAAGCCGGAGTCAAGATTCCATCAATGGTCTCAACAGCTGCCGGAGCAAACAAGATGAAAGATCTCGGACGCTGGATTGCGGATAAGCCACAAGTGGGCGATCTCTGCTTTATGGATTTTCCACACGATGGCATCGATCGGATTTCGCACATCGGCATCGTGGCCAAGGTCGAGACAGGATTCGTCGTCTGCGTTGAAGGCAACACGTCCGGCACTGGCGATCAGCGAAATGGCGGAATGGTCATGATTAAGCGTCGCGCTATTGGCAAAGAAGTCGTCGGATTTGCTCGCGCTCGACTCGTTGCATATTCGGGAGAATTTCCAGCTGTGGAGATTCACACAGAAGCTCCCAAGAAGGGCAAGAAGAAAAAATGAAACAAATCCAAGCACTCGCAGCATCGTGGCTTCGCTCATTCTTAGCCGCATCACTGGCCGTCTATATGGCCGGAGTTACAGATCCAAAGACGATTGGCATGGCTGGTCTCGCGGCCGTATTGCCGGTCATTCTTCGGTTCTTAAATCCATCCGACGCGTCTTTCGGAATCATTAAGGGAAAGTGATCCGGAAAGCACTGACGGCAGCGATTGGAGTGGGGATTCTTCTGTCGCTGTCGTCGTGCACTTACCAAGGATGGACGAGATATGACTGCCAACTTTACGAGAATTGGGAATCTCCGGAATGCAATCCGCCACAATGCAAAGCGTCCGGTATATGTACGGAAGACATCTTCGGGCATGATCCACGTGAAGCAATCTCGTCGTTACACGAATGAGCAGCTTAAAGCTCGGCTCATCGTATTCATCGGAGTCGTGCTAGCTGCGACATTTTGCTTTTCAGTTTTCGGAATGCTCTACGCGCTCATATTCGTAACTCAGCCACTAGGCGATCAAGCTCCTAATGACAGAGCATTCATCGAGCTTCTCTCAACGCTGACCATCTTCTTGACTGGAGCTCTGGGCTCAGTCTTGGCATCAAATGGACTTAAAGACAAGCCGAAATCGCCGGAAGACACGCCGAAAGTCGAGCGCGATTCTTGACCAATCCAGCTTCATCCGTCACGCTTCTTGCAGGGAGCTCGAACGCAGCTCTCTAGATTCGGGAGCAATACCATGACAACATTCGAATTCGTGCAGATGTGGATCGCCATTATCTTGGCCGTCGGTCTCTTCACCATGATCGGATATTCAATCGGACTCAAAGATGGCCAGCGCGAAGGCTACTTGCGCGGCCGTTCAGTATCACGCCATCTCTCAGCTAAGGAGAACAATCGATGAGCTTCTTGGACGGATACGAAGATATCGCCGCCAGAATCACGCGATTTCAAAAGACTTTCAGCACAGGCCGCATCGAGACATCGATCATCGACTTCAGTGCAAAGGATGGCTACATTCTCGTAGAAGCTCGCGTCTATCGTCAGAGCGATGACACACTGCCAGCCGGCATCGATTACGCATTCGGACACGTCTCGACCTTCAATACTCAGATGAAAAAATGGTACGTCGAAGACACAGTCAGCTCGGCAATCGGGCGCGCTTTGAATCTAGTGCTCGGAGCTTTGAATCTGCCGGAAGGCGTGACCAATGCACGTCCAACTCGACAGAATATGGAGCAAGTCGAGCACAGCACTCCAATCGTCGAAGCTGATCCATGGGCAATCTCGCAGGATGTAGGAGTGCCGAATATCGGATCAGCAATCGAAGCAATCACCGAGAAGATTGGAGCTGAAGTCATGGCCGAAGCTCCACGCTGCCAACATGGGACACGCATCTGGCGTGAAGGTACGAGCCAAAAGACTGGCAAAGCATGGGCGAACTTCAGCTGCACAGAGAAGAGCAAAGCTTCTCAATGCGATCCGCTCTGGTACGTCATGACAAGCTCTGGCACATGGAAGCCACAGGTGTGATCATGGGCGAGATGCAGATATTCAAAGCTGGAGAATGGGATTACTGCGACAGCTGCACGAAGGCCATTCCTAAGAGCGAAGGCGTCATGGAGCGAATTGACGGACAATCGATTCTCTTCTTCTGCTATAAGTGTGCGAAATGAGATGGCTATGCTTTCACACTTGGATTTATTGCACAGACAAGACGAATCGCCAATGGCGCGAATGTATCAAATGCGGAGTCCAACGATGAAGCATAGATCAACGCTCGAAATGCAACAGCTCTCACATCTTGCAGCTATAAAGATGCTATGCGAGACAGCTGACCAGACTATGGGATCAGAGCCGCGATACCATCGCGGACTCAATTTCCACGAAAAAGTCACAGAGCTTGCGCAAGCTATCGAAGCCGAATGGATTGTCGCCAAGTATTACGGCAAAGACTTCAATCCGTTCGCGTCAAAATATAAACGCGTGGCAGATGTGGGCAACGGCATCGAGGTCAAGCACACAGAGTCCGGATTTCATCTAATCGTGTATCCGAATGACAGGAACACAGACATCGCAGTGCTGGTCACTGGCAAGTCTCCAGAATTCCACATCACTGGCTGGATTCCGGTATCGATGGCAAAGCGTCCACGATTCAAGAAGTCCACGCAAGATTCATGGTGGATCAATATGCGTGATCTCCAGCCGATTGAAACGCTGATAAGGAGCTCCTATGGAGAAGCTGCGATATGAGTGCAGAGTCGAAAAGAAGGCGCAAGATCACGGAGTCTTGACTGAATTCAATCTGGGCGATGATCATGTCTGCGTCCAGTGTCTTGGATGTGGAGTCATCGGGATCATGAGCAGAGCGGACGCACAGTGATGGCCGATTACGATTTCAAATGTGAGATGTGTGATTCTCGAATGACAATCTCTCGACCGGTAACAGATCAGCTGAGTCGCGATCCATATTGCGAGAGCTGCATGATTCCAATGAAACGAATTTGGTCAGCTACTCCGGCCATATTCAAGGGCAAAGGATGGGGCGGATCTAAATGAAAAGTTATGAACAGCCTGTGGATAACCTATGGACGACACGCCGAAATGCCGTTCAAGTTGTCCACATATTTGCAACCTATTTGACTAAGGCAGTACGCTGTCATCGCGTAAAGCGAGCCGCTGTAGCGGATAGCTCGCAAGCGCGAATGCAGCTAACGGGAAAGCTATGCCTACTCATAGGCTTGCTCTTACAAACGACGATTCCAAGTGCGCAAGCTATAGGCACAAAGACAGACGCAGATCATTACAAACTCTACGCACATTCAAGGATCATTAGCTGGTCAGAGACTCGATGCTTCATAGCTCTCATCGATAGAGAGAATAGACACTGGAATCCAAGTGCAAAGAATGGATCGCATTACGGAATAGGCCAGATGCGAAATACAAAATACAGAGAGCTTGACGGTTATCGCCAAATAGACTGGACGCTTCGCTATATCAAAGGGCGGTATCTAACTCCATGCAAAGCGTGGGAGTTCTTCAAGGCGAATGGCTACCATTAGGCCATGACTATGCATAGCCAGCGCAAAGCTAACTCAACACATTGGAAGAAAATAAGATTACGTATTCTTCAACGTGATGGCTATGAATGCTATTGGTGCGGAGCTGACGCAACGACGTGCGATCATGTCATTCCAGTGGCTAGAGGCGGCACAGATGAGCCAGATAATCTCGTGGCTGCGTGTAAGAGATGCAACTTCTCTCGTCAAGACAAGATGCCAGATGAATTCATCCTTGCTCAACGCGCAAAGGCTTCGAATTTTTTATCACGCGATTCCAC